TCCAGGAGATATTCTTCAAGAACGTCTTCGAGCAACTTGCGATGCTGACGGGGGACCGCAGAACGACCGTGGAGATTATCGAGCGTCTCAAAGAGGGGATGAAGAAGATGAGTAAGCCGATAGGTCGGCTGTTCGTCGAATGTTACGACCCCACGATTACGCGGTCCGTTTTATCCCTGGTTCGTAATGGGGCCGCGCCGCCGCCCCCGCCCGAACTGCAAGGTCAAGGATTCAAGATCGAATACATCGGCCCCCTTGCTCTCGCCCTGCGCGACCAACAGAGCAAGGGTCTGCAATACTGGATAGCGGCGCTAGGACAGATGGAACCGATATTCCCCGGTGTGAAGGACAATGTTGACCACGACAAGGCGGCAAGGGACCTCGGCGAATCACTCGGAGTCAAGACCGACCATATCCGCCCGATCCGCGACCGGGACGCGATTCGGCAAATGAGACAAGAAGCACAACAGGCCCAGTTGCAGATGGCGATGCTCGAACAGGCGGCAAAGGGATACAAAGATACTACATCGGCTGCGGAAAAAGGCAGTCCCGCCGAACAGGTGCAGTCGGCGATGCAGGGAGCGGTGTAATATGCCTCTCACGGAAAAAGGCAATAAGATAATGGGAGCAATGAAGAAGCAATACGGGTCCAAAAAGGGCGAACAGGTCTTCTACGCATCCGCAAACAAAGGGACGATAACGGGGGTGCATCCGAACAAGAAGAAATACGTCAAGGCCCTGAAACGAAAGAGGAGAAAGAAAAGTGCTTAAACGCAATCGACAACTCATTACCGACTTTCACCTCACGTTCAATAGCGAATACGGCAAGAGGGTCCTTGCCGACCTGCGGTTGAAATGCCCGGCATTTCTTCTGTCGGCGCTCCAGACGAATCCTAAACTTGATACGAATACCGAAATGTACCAGGCCGGACAGAGGAGTGTGGTTCTGTACGTCTACAAAATGTTGAACGCCAACCCCTACGAAGAGAAATCGTCTCAGGCCATAAATGAAGGAACCGTATGAATTGTGGACAATGCAAATACTACCTCGAAGGGACCTGTTACCGATTCCCTCCCTATGGCGGCAAGAGCAGGTCGCGTGTGAGCAAAGACGAAGTTCCCTGCGGAGAATTTCACGGCAAAAGGCCGGGATACGTCCGCGCCGACCATATACCAAAACCGAAAGAGCAAACAGTCGCGGCCCCGACCTCGAAGATTGAGACCGCTGTAACAAAAACCTCAAGCACAACTACAGGTACAGGAGAGTAACAATGCCAGAACCAGAAGGAACACCAGCAGTAGCAATCGTCGATTCGACCGGGAAATTCAGTGAGAAATGGCGGGAATCCCTGCCCGAAGATATTCGCGGTGAAGAGTCCTTGAAGGTCGTGACTGACTTTCCGGGCCTTGTCCGGCAGCATATCAACGCGCAGAAGATGGTCGGCAAGGACAAAGTGGTCCTTCCCGGCCCCAACGCCACCGATGCCGAGAAGGACGTCTTCTTTACGGCTATCGGCAGGCCGAAAACCGCCGGCGATTACAAGGTCGAGATTCCCAAAGAGTTGAAGGACGTATTCGACTCCGCCAGGCTCGAAAAGGCCAGGGCAATCGCCCATAAACTCGGCGTGACGCAGGCGCAATTCGAGGGGTATATGAAGGCGGAGGGCGAGGCGGCGATGGAATTATTGGCCGGCCAGGATACGGTTGATGAGACCGCCAAACTCAACGCCGACCAGGAATTGAGAACACGATTCGGCGGCGCCTACGATGAACGGATGCACATTGCTAACCGGCTTGTAAGCGAAATCTGCCCGGAGCCGTCGAAGCAATTCAACCTTCTGCAGAAGTTCGGTAACGACCCGGACTTCATCGAGTTCGTCTCCGACGCCGGGGCCAAACTCGTCGAGCATAAGGGACTCATCGCGGAATTGACGATGCTAACTCCGAGAGAAAACGAAAAGAAGATGGATGCCTTGCGCGCGACACCCGGATTCCTGATGGTCGATCCGGCAACGGGCAAGTTTCTCCACGACACCGACCCGGCAAGGCACAAGGGCATTATTGCTGAAATTGACAGGCTTGTAAAAGAGACCTATCCCGAAACGCGCCCTGCGCGCCGCGGGACATAGGCGGCGGGCAGCCGAAATGCCCCGTCCGTCGCTGCTGTCAGAGGCGGCTGGGGGCTGAAAGGTCCGTAGTCCATCAGACTTAAAATGAAGATACGATCTCGACGGTCGAGGCAGTCCTATCGCGGAAATCCAACTTAAACATGAGGTACTATCATGGATAGCACGATAGAAGTAGCCTTTACTAAGAAGTACAGTCCACAACTGTATATGCTCTGTCAGCAGAGAACGTCTCGGTTTGCGTCAAAGGTACGACGCGAGACGGTCTCCGGCGCGACAGAGGCTTACTTCGACCGGTTGGGAACGGTGGACCCCGAGGAGATTACGACTCGGCATCCCGCCACCCCAATCAACGAGATACCCAACTCAAGGCGGCGTGTCAGTTTGACTTCAATGCACGTCAATACCCCGTTGGACCACCTGGACAAGCTCCAGATGATGATTGATCCCCAGAACGCCTACGGCATGGTGCAGGCTTATGGACTCGGTCGCCAAATGGATGACCGGATCATTGCGGCTGCACTGGGCAATGCGTCTGCCGGTGTTGACGGCACGGCGACGGTTGCGTTCAAGGACGATTCAATCAGTATCAACGGCGGCGGCACGGCGACTACGCTGGGCACTCTCGCGTCGGTCGGTACGGTATGGGATATTACGCTTGAGAAGGTGCTTCTGATGATGCAGATTTTCAACCAGGAAGAATGCGATCCCGATATTCCAAAACATTGGGCTATCAATCCTAAGACTCAGGCCGATTTGCTTGCCCTCACTCAGGTCGGAAGTTTCGACTACGCCACCGTTAAGGTGTTGGCTGAAGGCAAAATAAGCACTTGGCATGGGTTCAACTGGTTCATCTCGAATCGCGTCACGAAAGACGCCGCCACATCTACGGCCTACCGGGATTTCGCCTGGGCGCAGGATGGGATTATCTTCGGACAATGGGAAGATATTTTCAACCGCGTCGATGAGCGAGCAGACCAGAGTTATATGATTCAGGTCTATTCCCGAATGACCAACGGTGCGGTGCGTCTCGACGGGGCTAAAGTCCATGAATGTCTCAATAAGGTTGCTTGGTAAAGGAGATTTACAATGGGTTTAGAATCACCTTCTCTACTGACTGAGCCGATTTATCCTAAGAGGATAATCTGGGGCGACGAGTCCGAACCTTTGCAGGGCATTTATGAACAAAGCTCCACTCAGAAGTATCGACTCGGAACGCCACTCATCTATGGGAGTGACGGTCGGAAGTTCCGCTACGCCAAAAACGGCGGTGTAGCGCTGGCTAAGGCTCTCATGACGCAGACCATGGTGTTGGAGGCAAAATTGGTCGATGAAATTCAGACTGGTAAGACCCAGAGTGTGGGAGCGTGGGAAATCACGATCCTCATTACGACGGCTATTACCCTGGCTGAAGACGATCTTCAAGATGCGTTTATGCTCGTCAACAAAGCGACGGGCATGGGCGATGTCTATAAGATTCTCGCTTCAAAGGTGGGATCGACCGATACGCAGTTGACACTACTGCTCGACAGTCCTCTCCGCACGGCTTTGGACGCCACGTCGGAAATCACAATCGTTAAGAACAAATATCGAGAAGTGATTATCTATCCGACCAGTGTGACGGGCCGGGCGACGGGCGTTCCCCTGATTGCTGTGGACATCAGTTATTTCTGCTGGCTACAGACAGGTGGATGCGCTCCCATTCTCGCCGATTCATCTACGGCGCTGGCATTGGGAGCGGAAGTGGGCGTCGGGGCGTCGAACGGTACTTGCGATATTCGCGCCACCACGAAAGACAAGTGGGGCACGGTCGCGCGTGTGCCAGAGAGCTCTGAATGCGCTCTAATCGACTTGACTCTCGATTAAGGGTTTGGTTGAGGCGTTTGGGGGAGGTCTATTTTGCCTGGACCTCCCCCAGTTTTTAAGAGGTGAAATATGGGACCAACAGAAGTCTGCAATATGTCACTTGCAAGGATCGGCGCCAAGAGAATCAATGATTTCGACGACGCCTCCGATACAAAGGTCGAGCCCATCTACTGCCGACTCTTCTACAACAAGACGCGGGACGCCCTGATGCGAAGTCACTTGTGGCGGTTCGCAAAGGCGCGGGTCGCCCTGAGCGCCGATACCGTGACCCCCGCGTTCCAATGGGACTACCAGTTTCATCTTCCCAACGACTTCCTGCGACTCGTCTCCGTCTTTGACGATAGCGACACCGTTGACGGTAGGCCCCTCGACTCATACGAACTGGAAGGCAAGATGCTGATGATGAACAGTTCGTCCGTGAACCTGCGCTATATCAAACAGGTGGACGACGTGAATGAATGGGACCCCCTGTTCCTTGAGGTGTTCGTTCTGGCCCTTGCGAAGAAACTCATCATCCCGCTTTCGCAGGACATCAAACTCAAAAAGGACATCGACGACGATTTGTACCCCCTGCTCAGGCAGGTGCGGGCAATGGACCGAAATGAAGGCACACGAATCGGGCGCTATGCCTTAAAAACTTGGCTGGACGCCCGAACCAGTAACTACCCATAGGAGAGCAACTATGAAGATTGATATAGGTTCAGGGGACGGCAAACGTCCCGCAAAGGGATATGATGTCTATACGGACATTTTCGTACCACGGACTCCGATGCCGGGCAAGTTCGTACTCTGCCCGATGGAAAAGATGCCGTTCAAAGATAAGGAGTTTGACTATGCTCGTTGTCACCATGTTATCGAACACACGAACGACCCTGGTCTGGCATGCTCGGAACTCATACGCATTGCTAAGGCTGGTATTCTATCCTTTCCCACCCCGCAGGCGGAATTGATGTTCGGGCGCCGAGACCACAACTGGTTCGTAGTCGTTGACCGGGGCCGGTTGCTCTTCGTCAGGAAGCGCAACCCGTCTTTGGGCATCGAGCGCCGACTGACCGGATGCGAATTGAACGTGGACTTCAAATGGGAGGGCGGTTTCAAGTGGCAAATGGTGGAATGAAGATTTTGTTCAAGTACCCCACCAGGGGCCGCCCCGACTGGTTCAAGAGAACTCTTGAACTGTGGCTGACCTTGCTCTCGCCCCACCACGAAGCCATCTTCCTTGTTGCGATGGACGACGATGACTGGTCGATGAACAATCCGGCCATGCAGTTGTATTTGAATGGACTTCAACAAGTCGCCTATTATTACAAACCACACAAGAACAAAATCGAGGCATACAACAGCGGATTAGAGGACAGGCAATTCGATGTCATAATGCCTATCGCGGACGACCTTTTGCCCCAGTGCGAATCTTACGACTGTATATTGGCGGCGGCATACCTGGAATCGTGGCCGAAACTCAACGGGGCAATCCACTTTGGGGACGGTCGGACAAGAAGGAATCGCATCGGCCATCCCATCATAGGGCGGGTGCTCTATGATAATCTCGGTTATCTCACTCCGCCCCATTATGCCGCATGGTCCGACAGGGAACATAATGCAGTGCTGGTTCATCGGAAGGCGTTGAAGCACTACCCGATGGTCTTGTTCAGGCATGAGTGGCAGAAGTACGGACCTGACGATACGTACAATCGCGCCGATAAGTGGCATGGAGAGGACAAACGTATATTTCTGGAACGCAAAAAAGCAGGACTGATTCTATGAGCAAAGAAGTCAGCGTAGTGATCCCCTTCTGCAACGAGATGGCTCAAGTAGCCTTGACCATTCAGAGTATGGTCGAGGAGCTTGAGGGGTTCTGCGATTACGAGATAATTGCAGTCGATAATCGCAGCGACGATAGTCTGCTTTGCACGGCGGGGCAGAGGGCCGTCCCGGTTCACGGCAAGAACTTCTTCTTGGAGAGTCACGAGAAGTTTGAGTGCTACGCGAAGCCGCGTTCGTACCCGATGGAGCAACGGAACTTCTTCCGAAGGCCGGACAGCGGCAAGAT